ATAGTCATAGTGTCCGATTACAACACAGAACACATCTCTCTAAAGGCTTGGTGCTGGTGAGAAGAATTGAACTTCCTACTTCGTTCTTACCAAGAACGCACTCTACCAATGAGTTACACCAGCATGACTGATTTATAACATGATTGAGTTTACAAAAAACAAAAAAGACATACCAGAGGGTAAATTACATAGTGAATTTACTATATTGAGCTGGGATAGACTAAAAGAAATGCAGAATAGAGTTTGTCTCTATTGCGATGCTTGGGGAACTTTTGCTATACAACCCAAAGACGCATACAGACAGTATTATTTTTTATGTGGAGATCATTATTCAAGTGAAAAAACAAAAGAAGTCAAAAGCAAAACTTGATGTTTTTGCGGTGATGGTGCAAGAACTACAAGAAAAAACACCAGTCAAGCAGAACTCAGGTAAGGGTGTTGTAAAAGACTCAACTATCGCAAGGTTACAAGACATCTATAAAAAGGATCAGAAAGACGATGTATGAATACAATCACGATTCCATACAAGCCTAGAGAACTTCAACAAGAAGTACATAAGAAATTACAACGATTTAATGTCCTAGTCTGTCATAGACGATTTGGAAAGACTGTTTTGACAGTCAATGAACTAATTAAACAATGCTTACAATGTAAGCTACCACGACCACGATATTACTACATAGCTCCGACCTACTCAATGGCCAAAAGAATAGCTTGGGATTATCTAAAGTATTACACATCAGTTTTACCGAACATGGATTACCATGAAACGGAACTAAGAGCCGAACTACCCAATGGTGGTAGAATACAGTTACTCGGTTGTGAGAGACCACAAACCCTTAAAGGACTTTACATCGATGGTGTTGTTCTTGATGAGGTTGCACAAATGCCTCCTAAAATGTGGACTGAAGTAATTAGACCAGCTCTGTCAGACAGAGAGGGCTTTATGATAGCGATTGGTACTCCCGCTGGTCATAATGCTTTCTTTGATCTGTATAATCATGGCAAACACAACGAGACTTGGTTTACTGCAAAGTTCAAAGCAAGTGAAACTAAGGTCGTTAAAGAAGAAGAATTAGAAGAAGCAAAAAAATTAATGCCGCCTGAAATATATGAGGCGGAATATGAATGTAGTTTTGAAAGCTCTGCTATCGGAGCAATCTATTCACAAGGTCTGAACAAAGCAGATGAAGATCAACGCATCACATCTGTTCCTTATGATCCTACGATCAAGGTATCAACTTTTTGGGATCTAGGAATGGCCGATAAAACCTCTATATGGTTTTGTCAGCAAAAGGGAACAGCAATACATCTTATAGATTATTTCGAAGATAGTGGTGAGTCACTAGAATACTACGCTGGAGTTCTTGATAACAAAGGCTATGTCTATGACACTCACTATCTACCACACGATGCAAGTGTCAGAGAGATTGGAACAGGTAAGTCAAGAGTAGAAATAGCTCAATCACTAGGATTAGTGACAAGTATTGTACCAAAGATGAGCGTTGAAGATGGTATTAACGCAGTCAGAATGACACTTTCAAGGTGTTGGTTTGACTTTGAAAACACAAAAGAAGGTTTAGATGCCCTAAGACAGTACCGATGGGCTGTGAATGACAAAGGCGAAAGCAAAAATAGACCGCAACACGACTGGACATCGCATAGTGCAGACGCATTTCGCTATCTGTGTACGGGATTACAAGAGACAAAGAACTGGTCAACAGAAATTAAATATCCGAAATTAGGAATTGTATAATGAAATTAACAAAAGAAAGATTAAAAGCACTCATATCGCAAGAAATAACTAACTCGCTTGGTTATTATGGTGGTGAATTATCTTCTCAAAGAAAAAATGCACTAAAATTTTACTTAGGTGAGCCACTTGGCAACGAAGTAGAAGGACAATCACAGGTAAGATCACAAGATGTACTAGAAGTTGTAGAAAGCATACTACCTAGCATGATGAGAATATTCACACAAGGCGAAAGTATTGTCAGATTTGAGCCACAAAAACCTGAAGATGTAGAATACTCTGAACAAGCATCAGATTATATCAATCATATCTTCAACAAAGACAATAATGGCTATCAAATCTTACATACAATGTTTAAAGATGCCCTAATCTCAAAAAATGGCTTTGTAAAATACTACTGGAAAACAGATAAAGAACAAAAACAAGAATCTTATGAGAATTTAACAACCGCAGAGTATCAAGCACTCCTTGCAGACACCGAAGTAGAGGTAGTAGAGGTTGAAGATACAACCGCAGAGCTAGATATAGCAGCACAAGATTTTACAGAACAAACTTTTAATGTAACTGTTAAAAGAGTTAAAGAATATGGTCGAGTTTGTATAGAAAATGTAGCTCCAGAAAGTTTATTGGTTACAAAAACTGCAACCAGCCTTGATGATTGTGATTTTATCGGACAAAGAGTTTTTAAAACAAGATCAGAGCTTATTAGTATGGGCTTTGACAAAAAAATTGTAAACGATTTACCTGTTGCAGATGAAGAAATTTATAACACAGAGGCAGTCACAAGAAGATCACACGATGATGAGACTATGCCTCAAGAATATCAAAATATTGATCCTTTATTAACACGAGTAGCTGTTGTTGATTGTTACATGAAGTGTGACTATGACAACGATGGTATAGCAGAACTCAGACACATTGTAGTGGGCGGTACAGGTGCAAACTCTTATCACATTTTAGAGAATGAACCAATTGAACAAATACCTTTTGCGATGGTTACAGCTATACCTATGCCTCACAGGTTTTATGGTTTGTCGATTTATGACTTGATTGGTGATGTGCAAGAAATAAAAACAACTCTTTTAAGACAAACTTTAAATAATGCCTATCTACAAAACAATGCCAGAACTGTAGTAGTAGATGGACAAGCAAACATTGACGATCTCCTTACCTCTAGAGCTGGAGGAATAGTCAGAGTTAAATCACCTAACGCTGTTACTCCTCTAGCTTCCCCAAATTTTATGAGTCAAGGTTTAGCCATGTTAGATAAGGTAGATAACATTCGTGAGTCAAGATCAGGTGTTACAAAAGTTCAAATGGGCTTAGATGCAGATCAAATTAATAAATCACATACAACTGCAACCAGTACCAATGTGATGATGAACGCCTCTACACAAAGAATTGAACTGTATGCTCGTAACTTTAGTGAAGGTATCAAAAGAATGTTTCAAGGTATCTTGACTTTAGTATGTAAATATCAAGATCAAGAAAGAATTATAAAACTAAGAAATAAATTTGTACCGATGAACCCTAGAGAATGGGTAGATCGCTATAACGCAACTGTTCAAGTAGGACTGGGTACTGGATCACAAGATCAACGACTAGAAGTGTTAAGTCGTGTCCTAGCAGTACAAGAAAAATTAATAGGTGCGGGTGGTATGGGAATAGTAGATCCACAAAAAATTTACAACACTTTAGAGAAGTATTTAGAAAATGCTGGTTATAAAGATGCAAGTCAATTTTTTAACAATCCTCAAGTAATGCCACAACAACAGAGACCAAAACAACCAGCTCCAGCGATACAATTAGCACAAGCAGATTTACAAAGACAAGCGGCTAAAGATAAAGCTGAATTACAACTGAAAGCACAAAAACTAGAACTCGATCAACAAAAATTAGCATCACAACTAATCAAAGAAGATGATGCAAAAGATGGACAAAAAGAAAAACTAGCTACACAAATATTACAACAAGGAATAAAGCAATAATGGTTACTCCAAATATGCCTTCTTCGGCACAAGATATAATTAATAATTTTTTATCAGGTGGGTATTCAACCGCTGCACAAGCTAATCCTTACAGAGTTGATGTAGATCCTTTTAGACCACCTGTCGATACACCAGACGATACACCTGAAACTGATCCATGTCCTGAGGGGTATGTTTATGATCCTGTTATGAAAAGGTGTATGCCTATTGAAGAACAACAAGAATCTGGTGGTGGCGATGATGATAGTCCTTTTGATCCAACAAAAGCATTATTAGACAGAATGAAAAAAGATCCAACTACAGGTTTTGGAGCTTCAAGTATATTAGACGATTATATAACACAAGGTTTTGGCGAAGGTACTTTTTTAAAGTTTGATCCTTCTATTGGAAGGTTGGGTGCTAATGCTATAAACCCATTGATAAATCTAGGTGGCGGTTTGTTAGATAATATTATTGGTGGTGCTGATAGAAGAAAAAATCTTTATAACG